GTACTCTAAGTTCAATCGTATGATAGCTTTTAACTCAGACGCTCCACACTCGAGGAATTTATTCCATAATTTTGGAGAAGCACAAACTGCAAGGTTAGTTCAGATAATATTTTTAAAGGCTAAATAATGAAAGACACTAAAGAAATAAAACTACGTATTATTGAAGCGGGGTACAAAGCTGTTAACCACCTTGTAAAAGTAGCTGAGGAGGATATTATTAATACCGAGTCAGATACAGACGTGTCAGCAGATAAGATGAAAAACGCAGCAGCAGCTAAGAAGTTAGCCATATTTGATGCGTTTGAGATACTAAGTAGAATAGAAACGGAGAAAGAAAATTTAGATTCCGCAGAACGTGGAATAAGTAAAACAGATACAAAACAAGGATTTGCAGAAAGAAGGTCAAAGCAATAGTTTATGCCGTATAGTGGAGAACCATATACCGGCTGCCGTCATCTCTAATAAGAATAGGGTGAGGTCGTGGTTGTATGGTTATAATCCGCAGTACAATGTTATTGTTATCTCAAAGACCGGGCAGATAGGGCAGGTAGTAGAGATAGAGGGATTATTTATTGCTCTTCCTGCTATACCCGATAAGTGTCTTCAAAGACACACATCTAAAGCTGAACAGTATTGGGAGCGTCAAGACCTCCCACGTGAGTTGTTTAAGATACAATCAATATTTCAGTGGAACGAAAAGCCAAAAGAATTTAAAGACCGTTGGGTCGATTATATTGAAAAGGAATTTGACTATAGGGAACAAGGATATTGGTTTATGAACAATGGTGTCAAAACCTACATAACCGGCTCGCACTATATGTACCTGCAGTGGTCAAGTATTGACGTAGGTTACCCTGACTTCCGTGAAGCGAATAGAATATATTGGATATTTTGGGAAGCCTGCCGTGCAGACCCGAGGTCATTTGGTATGATATACTTAAAGATTAGACGTTCGGGATTCTCGTTTATGTCATCTTCAGAGTGTGTTAATATAGGTACGCTCGCACGTGACGCACGTATAGGTATCTTGTCAAAGACGGGTGCTGATGCTAAAAAGATGTTTACAGATAAGGTTGTCCCCATTAATAGTCGCCTTCCTTTCTTTTTTAAGCCAATAATGGATGGTATGGATAAGCCAAAGACTGAGTTGGCATTTAGGGTTCCTGCATCTAAGATTACTAAAAAGAATATGTACGAAGCCAACGACAATGAGATTGACGGATTAGATACATCAATAGATTGGAAGAATACAGAAGACAACTCTTATGATGGAGAAAAGCTACTCTTCTTGGCTCACGATGAAATTGGAAAATGGACAAAGCCTGTAAACATCAAGGAGAATTGGCGTATTGTAAAGACTTGTTTACGGTTGGGTAGTAAAATTATCGGGAAGTGTATGGCAGGTTCTACATCTAATGCATTATCAAAAGGAGGGCAAAACTTTAAAGACCTTTATGAAGACTCTAATGTAAAAATTAGAAGTGGAAATGGTCAGACTAAAAGTGGACTCTACTCACTATTTATTCCAATGGAGTGGAATATGGAAGGATTCATTGATAGATATGGTCATCCTGTATTCCGTAAGCCTGTTGAGGCTGTAATGGGTGTGGATAACAATTGGATTATAAATGGAGCAATTGACTATTGGGAGGCGGAGGTAGACTCATTGAAGAGTGATGCTGATGCACTGAACGAATTTTATCGTCAGTTCCCACGTACAGAGTCTCACGCTTTCAGAGATGAAAGCAAGCAGGCTTTGTTTAATTTAACTAAACTATATCAACAGATTGACTATAATGACTCAATGATTAAGGGACAATACCTTACTCGTGGGTTATTCTCGTGGAAGGATGGTATAAAAGATACTCAGGTAATATGGACGCCTGATACTCGTGGTAGATTTAATATTGCTTGGGCACCGCCTAAGCATATGCAAAATAATATTCACATACGCAATGGAATTAAGTATCCCGGTAACGAACATCTTGGTTCATTTGGTTGTGACTCCTATGACATCTCAGCCGTAGTTGGTGGACGTGGTTCTAATGGTGCACTGCACGGTATGACTAAGTTCCATATGGATGACGCTCCTGTTAATCAATTTTTTTTAGAATATATTGCTCGTCCACAAACAGCAGAAATATTTTTTGAAGAAGTGTTAATGGCTTGCATATTCTACGGAATGCCTATCTTAGTGGAGAATAACAAACCAAGACTTTTATACCATATAAAAAATAGAGGATACCGAGGTTTCTCTGTTAATAGACCGGATAAGCAAATGGCTAAGTTAACAAAGACTGAGCGTGAGTTAGGAGGTATTCCAAACTCATCAGAAGATGTAAAGCAAGCACACGCTTCTGCAATTGAGTCTTACATTGAGAAATTTGTAGGATTAGATTTAGAAGCAAAATATAGAGACCCTGAGGAGATGGGCACAATGCCATTTACAAGAACACTTGAGGATTGGGCGAGGTTTGATATAAACGACAGAACAAAATTTGATGCGTCTATTAGTTCGGGATTATGTATAATGGCAAATCAAAAGCACTTATATATGCCGGAGAAAAAAGAATCAAATTTAATTATTAACTTTGCTAAGTACAAAAACGATGGAACAACAAGTCAATTAGTTAGATAGATGGCGTGTTTATATAGACATATAAGGAAAGACATTGAAATGCCATTTTATATTGGCATTGGATTAGATACAAAAAGGGCGTATTCTAAGACACATAGGAATGCCTATTGGAAGTCAATAGTTGGTAAAACAGACTATGAAGTAGAGGTTTTATTTGATGAAATAGATTATGAATATGCAAAAATTAAAGAAAAAGAATTTATTGCATTATATAAAAGAAGAAAAGATGGCGGAATATTGTGTAATTTGACTTTAGGTGGGGATGGTGTTTTAGGTATAGTTCACAGTGAAGAAGCAAGAGAAAAAATGGGTGCTCCTAACAAAGGAAAAACTATTTCTGAATGGCATAAAAAAAGAATATCAGAGTTTTGGAAAGGAAAACCAACTCCTGAAAAAACAAAGAAAAAGATGTCTGAAAGTGCGTTAGGACAAAAAAACCATATGTATGGAATTAAAGCATCTGAAGAGACAAAACAAAAAATGAGTATTTCTGCTAAAAAAGGAGAAGATAGCAAACTTTCAAAATTAACAGAATCAAATGTATTAGAAATAAGAGATTTATATAAAAAAGAAATTAGTTCACGTAAATTAGCAAAAATGTTTAATGTGCAAAAAAGTTGCATATTATCTATTATTCATAAAAAAACTTGGAAACACATATAGAGTATGAAGAATGTAACAGTACAAATAAATGCAACCTCGTTTCCGAGTCAAATGGCTACAGATGCTGAGAGGGCGTCTGATGAATTTGGATTACAAGTGGGTCAGGCAATACAGGCTGAGTGGTTCCGTAAAGATGGTAACTCTTGTAGGTACTATAGCCAATGGAGAGATTTCCGTAGGTTAAGGCTATATGCAAGAGGTGAACAGCCTATTGGTAAATATAAAAATGAGTTAGCTGTTGATGGCGATTTGTCTTATTTAAATTTAGATTGGACTCCTGTTCCTATTATTCCAAAGTTTGTTGATATTGTTGTTAATGGAATGTCTGATAGGCTTTTTAAAGTTAAGGCGTATGCACAAGATGCAATGTCTCAAGCTAAAAGAAGTAAGTATCAAGATATGATTGAATCTCAGATGGTATCAAAAGATATTTTAACAACGATAAAAGAAAAGACAGGTGTTGATACATTTATGATGGACCCTGAGCAACTTCCTGAAACAGATGAAGAGTTGTCGTTGTATATGCAGCTTAAGTTTAAGCCTGCTATTGAGATTGCAGAAGAGGAAGCAATCAATACTATTTTTGATGAGAATCATTATGATGACTTAAGAAAGAGACTTGACTACGATGCAACAGTAATTGGTATTGAGGTTGCAAAACACGAATTTTTACAAGGCACAGGCGTTCAAATTTCATATGTTGACCCTGCTAATATTGTTTATAGTTATACTGAAGACCCATTCTTTAAAGATTGTTTTTATTGGGGTGAGATTAAAACACTTCCAATAGGGGAATTGATGAAGATTGACCAATCTTTAACTAGAGAAGATTTACAAGAAATTACACAATACAGCCAAGCGTGGTATGATTATTATAACGTATCACAGTTCTCTGAGAACAGTATGTTTAATCGTGATACTTGCACTTTATTATATTTTAATTATAAGACCACTAAAAAAGTAGTTTACAAAAAGAAAACTTTAGAAGGTGGTGGTTCTCGTATTATTGAGAAAGATGAAACTTTTAATCCTCCTACCGAAATGATGGAGGAGGGTAATTTTGAGAAGATAGAGAAGACTATTGACGTTTGGTATGAAGGTATTATGGTAATGGGTACCAATATCTTATTGCAGTGGAAACTTTCTGAGAATATGGTTCGTCCTAAGTCAGCATCTCAACACGCACTACCAAACTATGTAGCTTGTGCTCCACGTATGTACAAGGGAGTTATTGAGTCATTATGTAGAAGGATGATACCATTTGCTGATTTGATTCAAATCACGCATTTAAAATTACAACAAGTTATTGCTCGTACAGTTCCGGATGGCGTCTTTATTGATGCTGATGGTCTAAACGAGATTGACCTAGGTACGGGTAACGCATACAATCCTGAGGACGCTTTAAGATTATACTTCCAAACGGGTAGTGTAATTGGACGTAGCTTCACTCAAGATGGAGACTTTAACAATGCAAGAGTGCCTATCACTCAGTTAAACTCTAACTCAGGTGCTGCTAAAACGCAGATGTTAATTACAAATATGAACCACTACGTTGATATGATTAGGTCTGTGACCGGTCTTAACGAAGCGAGAGATGGCTCTAATCCTGACCCTAACTCATTAGTTGGTCTGCAAAAGATGGCTGCATTAAACTCAAATACTGCTACAAGACATATACTTGATGGTTCTTTGTATGTTTATCGTTCATTAGCAGAGGCTTTAACTTATAGAGTTGCAGACATTTTGCAATATGCTGATTTTAAAGACGAGTTTGCTAATCAAATTGGTAAGTACAATGTATCTATATTAGACGAGATTAAAGACCTGTATATTTATGACTTTGGTATATTCATTGAGGTTTCACCTGATGAAGAGCAAAAAGCACAATTAGAAGGCAATATCCAAATGGCGTTATCTAAAGGTGATATTAACCTTGAAGATGCAATTGATATACGTGAGATTCGCAATATTAAACTTGCTAATCAATTACTTAAGATGAAGCGTATTAAGACGCAAGAGCGTTTAGAGAAGAACGAGATGCAGAAGCAGGCAATGATTGCTCAGCAACAATTAAAGTCTCAAGAGATGGCAGGACAGGTTGCAATGCAGAAGATTGACTTGGAGACAAGGTCTAAGATGCAGATTAAACAAGCAGAGGTAGCTTTTGATATTCAAAAAATGGAGAAAGAAGCGGAGATGAAATCTTATCTAATGCGTGAGGAGTTTGATTATAATTTGCAGCTTCGTGGTATGGAGACAAGTAATATAAATACTAGAGAGCAGACAAAAGAAGATGCTAAAGCCAAAAGAATTAGCCAACAAAATACAGAACAATCTAAATTAATTAATCAAAGGAAGAACAATCTACCTCCAATAAGTTTTGAATCAAATGAGGATAGCTTGGATGGTTTTGATTTAGCTGAATTTGAGCCTCGTTAAAATGTCGAAATTTTTATCTATTTTTGTATAAATAAAATCAAATCAAATGGAATATAAAGTTAGAGCCGTAGAAATGCTTGAACCAAAAAGCGTTCAAGAAGTAGAGAAGCAGTTACTTGATAAACACGAAGATTCGTTGAGTCAAGAAAATAATGAAGCAGATAAAGAGGTTATAATAGACCCCGTACCTGCAGGTGTTGATTTAAAGGATGAAGATGTTCTTTCATATATTGGTAAGAGATATAACAAGCAGATAAATTCATTGGATGAATTGGTAGCTGAGCGTAAAGAAGCTGAGCCATTGCCTGAAGATGTAGCTGCTTATATGAAATACAAAAAGGATACGGGACGTGGGTTTGACGATTTTTTAAAGTTAAATAAAGACTTTGATACAATGAGTCCTGACCAACTCCTTAAAGAATACCTTTCTTCCACACAGGAAGGTCTTGATAGTGATGACATTGAGACGTTAATGGATGAGTACAAGTTTGACACTGATTTAGATGATGAGTCAACCGTTAAAAAGGCAAAAATCGCAAAAAAGAAAGTTCTTGCTGAAGCCAAGAAATATTTCACTTCCCAAAAGGAACAATATAAAATGCCCCTTGAGTCAAGAACGGCATTTATTCCAAATGAGGAGAAAGAAATATACGAAAGCTATAAGC